TCTTTCAGCTTCAGTTCGCGGGCGGTATATATCTGCCCCTTGATCTCTACTTCTATCTCTCGGCGTATTGTGTCGCCTGCGGTCGTTCCCTGTTGTAACATCGTTATATCTCCCTTGATTCGTTTATGTTGGCCATGCAGTTGTGCGTGGCACTAGTTGAATCTGTGCGCTTATGGTGACAGTATCTCCATCGCCTTCGTTCCCTGGTAATGAACCAGTTGCAAGCGAGATCGTGCCTGCCACGACTGCTGTGATTGTGTAATCTCCATCGCTGGAAGTCGAACCGGACACAGTTATTTTGTGACCAACTTCAAAGCCAGCCCTTATGAAGCCGTTCCCGGTGTCTGTTATAGTGTCGTCGCCGCCGCCGCCATCAACAAAGGCAATCCCTGTGCCTTGTATGTCGGCTGTACCCGATCCCTGGAACGTGAGGCTCTCGCCTATGGCTATCTCCACAGCGGTATCAATATCGATTCCGCTGACAAATGCCTTACCTCTAAAGAGATGGACAGTCGTCACATTTGGAGCATCATCATACAGGGCAAAAAACTGTATGACCACCTCTTGTCCGATCATGAAATGGTGAAAATCATCAGTGAGCCAGAAGCCAGAAGCCCCGCCAGTCCAGTCCTTCATGCCAGCCAGCCACTTCTTGAACCCGCCAGGACCATCAGCGAAGTCTGTGATCTCTACAACGTCTAATACCTCACCGAAATTCCAACCGAAGAAACCTGCTATTTGCTGGCCTGGAAGCGCAACGAAAACCGTCACATTATCGCCAGCGGCCTCAACAGTCAAAACGCCAGTTGCAAGCGTGATTGTGCCTGCTACTACTGACACAATGGTATAGTTACCATCATTAGATGTGGAACCTGACACAGTTATAAGATCGCCACCTTTGAAACCGGCGGTCACGAATCCGCTCCCGGTATCTGTTATGGTATCAGCTCCGGCGCCGCCATCGACAAAGGCGATGGTAATGGCGGTAATCGTGGGTGTCCAGTAAAGCGCACCTGTTTTCCCGTGTACTTTAGCCATACTATATCACCCCTTATGCTGGCGGAGTCAATACGCCGTTGCCCTTAAATGTCCACTCATCAACAATGGCGTCGTTTACGTCGGTCGTGACTGTATGACTTACCAAGATAGCATTACCAGCAAAAGTGCTGCCTGCTACTAATGTCAACGTCAAAGTCGCTTCATCGCCAGGAGCTGCGGTGTTTGGCGTATCGTCCCATTTGCTCTGAACTGTAACCTCCCAATCTCGAAGACCAGCGAGCCATTTCTTGAAGCCAGCAGCTCCGTCAGCAAAGTCGGTTACTTCCGGCGTGTCCAGTGTGTCGGTAATAGTGAAAGTGAAATCACCAACAGTGAGATTGGTGAAGGTTAAACTCGATCCTTTTCCATGTGCTTTAGCCATTATACAGCTCCTTAGTCGTCTTCGATCATTATTTCATAGTTGATGAAAAACCCCTGCGTCTGATCTACTGTGGGCAAAAAGCCGGATGTTTGACGTGTCACACCGATGGACGTGTGATCTGCCAGTGTTAGTGTGGCATCATCGAACACTGTCGAGAGCTTCTTTACAGCATCGTTGAGGACAGTAAAATCTCTGGGCTTGTCTTTGTCCTGATTATATACACTGAACTGATAAGTTGTTATCTCTCCGTCGCTGGTGAACGTGGGATCCGGCTCCCCTGTTATGTATTGAAATACTGCGTAAGGAGATGACACACCCTGGGGAGCTTCCGTGTCACGCAAGCCGCCAACTAATGCGGCCACCGCTGGCGCATTCGCGTCAAAGGCTGCCGTTATCCCTGTAGTTATAGCACCCAGATCTAAAGCCATCAGCGCAACTCCGATTTCAACATTGACAGCATCGTCCTGAGAACTGGACGCGCTGGCATCTTGTGAGTTCCCAGGAAAACATGAATGGCATATTTGAGGGGCTTGCCGTCAGACCTTGCGATGTATGTGCCTATCCTGATAGCAAGCTGAGTCTCATCCACTATCCAGGTCAGACTGTTCATGAGGAAGCCTTTATCCAAAGCTCTTAGTCCTGCTCCCATACCGCCAGAGATGATATGTTTAGATAACGCCTCACCGCGGGCCCCGACTCTGTTCAGGAAATCAATTATCCTGGGATTCAGAGTGTTCCGCTCGAACTCTTTATCAAACCATCTCACTCTAACAGGCATCAGATCACCTCTCGAAGTATTAACTGGAACTGGATTATCTTCCCGCGCCCGCGCTTGACAGTCCTGACCATCGTTATATCAAACAGTTGTGGAACTTGTAGATTCTCCGTGTTGAGGACTGAGATCCTGTTTTCCTCTTTCACATCTGCGATATTGTCTTTCCTGATAAACGCAGGAGAGACAAGCAGTTTATGAGTGCTGACTACGGTTTCCCTGGCGAACAGCTCCGCCTCCGTCGCTGTGAGATCTATCAAGACGCCGGGGAACTCCACCAGATCCTCCCAGGTGTCTGTCCCGCCGCCTGTGCCTGTACGCGTCTCCGTGGGCTTCTGGAGCCTACAACGTGTTTGTGGTCCTCTACTCATAGCCACGTATCCTTGTATTTGTCCAGCGTGTTCTGGATAGCTGAGGGTATTTCGTCTAGATAAGCCAACGAAACGCCGCCGCCTAAGCTCACAGTTCTCATCCCATCGCCAGACTCCTGGATCTTATCATAGGTCAGCTTCACCAATCTCAGGACTGCACCCTTGAGATCGCCGGGTATAGTAGAGAATCCGCCGGTATAAGTAGCCATGACGTTTCTGTTGCCCTCAGGCCAGCCACCGGGCATATATACCATTCCAGTTTCTTCGTTCACGTCTACCTGGATTATGGGATCAGGAGCCAATAGATCCTCGTATGGCGGAGTCCCTGTGTCTTCGATGTCTGTAACTACCAGCCCTTTGACTTCCAGGAGTTCCGTGGAGAGCATATCCTCAAAAGCTGGATCGTCGATCAAGGCATCCCATCCTACGCCTAAAGCGTTGATGGTCGTTATGAGTTCCGCTATAGTGTCAGAGCCAGCAGCAGTCAGGTCGATGGGGCTTGATACCCCTGCATTATCTCCACCGATGACAGACAGCCTCAGCTCCTGATCCGCAACATCCACGCTTACCAGGGCCCTGGTAGCATCTGAAGACGTGTTCCGGATCTGGATCACCGGTCGTTTTGACCAGGAGACTGAGGATAGCACCGTTACTGGCCAGTTCCTCAGCCTCAGATACCGTGTCCCATCTCCAGAGTATAACTGATTCACATACGACGCTGAAGCGTAATCGTCGCGAACCTCGGTCAGAATATCCGCCTCTATATCGTTCCGCACAGTGGCCACCAGGTCAGAGGGATCCGCAGGGACTTCGGTATCGGACGTGATGGTCTGAGCTGCGGCAGCGTCGGCAGAGAATCCCAGAGTTAAAGCGGCGTCAGAGCCTGTGAATGTGAGAGCTATGGTCTTCCCCACTGTGGCATCGATGGTGAACTTGAGCGTTGACGAGGAATAGGTCACAGCGAAAGTTATTGTCCCGCCGGTCAGGGTGGCGTTGTTGTTCATGGCGGTCTGGAGAGCTGTGGCCAGTGCAGCGCCCTCGTATGTTCCATCGGCTATGTCGATAGATTCAGGGCCGCCTTCGTCACTGGTCAAGACCAGAACGTCATTGGCAGCATTGATCTCGAATACGCCTTTGCTGTCGACGCCTATAAATGCTAAACATTCAGCTAATGTGGTGACTGCCATGTTATTCCTTTTCCGGTTCGTCGTTCTGTTCCACAGGCTTTATCTCAGGCTTCACTTCTTCAGTGATGATCATATATTTGACTCTATTCAATGTCAACTCTAATTTCCTGGCCTGCACTATCTTAACGATAGCTGATTCGCGACCTTTCTGGAACCATTCAGCTCGCCGTTTGTCTCGTGCCGCATCCCGTCGCTTTGTGTAATGCGAAACGCTGGTGAATCCCACAGTATATAAAAGAAGCAGTAGAATCGCAATGATACCAACCCACCGCAATATTTTATTTCTCATCGTTATATCTCCCCAGATATTCTTAGTTTAAGGCGCAGCCCATCCATCAGGTGTTAAAACTAGGGAAGTAGCCAAAGCCTGATACCTGGGTATGATGAAATTCGACAAAGTCGTTTGCTGACCAGCAGTTAAGGGAACGGGATCGTTCCTCCCTTTTCTGAGACCTGCCCCAATCTGTGTAGAGTTCATATACAGCTTGAACTCTCCTGCCTCCACATCATATCGGATCACCATATTCTCAAAGCCGAGGTGAGTATACGTTTCGGTCAGATCGGCTTTTGCTATGAGTGTTGGTGCTACCATAGAACCAGCAACACAAACAAGAACAAACAGCAATACGGTTCCCCATCCTTTTTTCAACATCATCTTTAATTGCCTCCATTCTGTTGTTCTAACTTCGTAATCTGATCTTGTAGTTCATTGAAACGCTCTTTCCAGTGATCAATCTGTGCCTGTTGCTCTTGAAGCCCCTGTACCATCAAGGCTACAGTAGCCCTAGTGTATAACCCCCATCTCTCTGTTCCATCTTCGCCAAATGCTAATGGAGCAGCCTCTGGATGCACCTTGTGTACATCCTGTGAAATAAAACCAAACTGCCTATTAGTACCTCTCGCAGGATTTTTCCAGGTATAATACTTGCCCGAAGGATACCGAAGCAGAAGTTCAAGCGCATCATCGATTTCCCCATCAATATTCTTTTCTTCACGAGAAGAGGATGTCGTAATCAGTCCTGTGCCACCAGAAAATGTCACATCACCATCTCCGTACTGTGGCATAAACACACTGCTAGCTCCGTCAACAATAAGGGCATCCGTGCCATCTTGTTCTTCTACCAATAGCGCAATATCTCCCGCATCATTGCCAGCGGTAATTTGCGCACCATTTCCTTGGCCACTAGTTACATCATTATTTGTTATTAACCACATGGGCACTGACGAATCAAGCCCATTTGCATTGGTCATATTTATCTGACCACCAGAAGGCGTAATGGTTAAATATCCATTAGCATCCGTTTGAAAATCGGTATACACCGTGCCATCCGTGTGAGTCATCCGTACTTGCGGAGCAGAAGCATGTAATACATCCAGTTCTCTGTCTGGGCCAGATGTACCAAAGCCAAAATTGCCGGCGTGTACTATCCACGAATCTGAATCAGCTTCAAACGCGTAAGTCTGAACCTCCGTATCGCTATACATGTATATAAAAGGATTAGTAGTATCACCACCCGGAAAGAATTGTATCCTCTCCTCACCAGTGCCAGTGGACTTAAAATATCCAGTTCCACGCACTTCTAAAATACCATCCGGTGCTGAGGTCATTCCAATTCCAATCTCAGGCACGAAAGTTCCAGCCCCACCTAAGGCCGGAATGAACTGAACTGCTGCGACTTCGGCAGCATTGTATATCGTGAAAGTCGGATTGGTAGTAGCGCCAGCTACGGCGAATAGAAATCTGTCTTCACCAGAAGTATCAAGTATTTGAGCATTGCCTTGTATTGTTGCTGGAATAGACCCATGAGCAGCAACCCCCACACCTAAGCGCGCAAACTGCGGTGTGCCGGCAATTACAACACTTTGATCCAGGGAAAAACCGTCTGTAGTATCGACGTTCAGGTTCGTCACCACTGTTGTCGATGCAATGGTAAAAGGAGCCGTTCCCGTGGCTATATCTGATTCAAATGTTTCGGAGCGAATTTCTTGGCCGCCCGCGTCCCAATCCGAGGTCAACGCCACGCTTCCATCTTTGTTAAGATATACCGAATGCGTATGACCAGGATCGGCCCCTGACGTAACGTTAGGCCCTAAGATATTCCCAGTCACAGTCACGCCGCCACTGAACGTCATCAGGTCATTGCCAGCGATCATAGTGTGATCAGTACCCGACACGTCAAATGTCCAGGTATTTGAGGCGTTTGACCCATCGCTCCAGGTCGTAGCGTCTATTAGTGTAGTATCTAACGATACTGTATCACCCGTTAATACTATCGGCGTTGAAACCGCAAGATTCGTATCGGCTGAAATGTCAATAGCGGCGTTATAATAGATCTCTCGCCAGTCAGCACCATCGAATCTGAGAGCGATAGAACTGGTGGCTCCGATAGCCCTGGAAGCGATGCTATTAAGCAACAATACATTCGTTCCGGCCAGCGTCCCTTGATCCTGGAGCGTAACAGTATTCGCTTCCGCAGGATCGGCGGTTATGATGACAATCTGTCCCTCTGTGCCATCCGCTACGTGGGGAGTGGACGTGAGGGTGTAGTTAGCATCAGGATTCACCTCGACTATGGTGGCATTGGCTAGAATAGCATCGCCAACGGCAGTTATGGCTTGCGCTGCTGAAGGCGTAAATACGGACGTGAGAGTGACTTTCAGGTCGGTGATAGTAGCAGGAACGTCGTTCACCTGTACCCGAACCGCATAAGCCGATCCAGCAACCAGAAGAACTATGAAGATAAGACTTAGTAACCTTCTCATGAGCTATCACCGCCGTTCCTGTCATGCACAGCCGATTCTATCAGCGTGTTCAGCAACTCGTCAAGATCGGAATTGACTTTCCCCATGAACTTCATGGCTGCATCTGGCGCTATCGCTTTCAGAACATCAACCGCGCTTTCTTTCAGCTCCGTCTTCTCTTCATCTGTCAACTTACCATCAGCCGCCGCCAGTTTTAATTTATCGCCGGTTGTCTGCGCGACTGTCTTGACAGCTTTCTCAGCAAGATCCGCCAAAAGGTCGCCATAGCTCTGGAGCTTGTCGTTCTTTATCCTGGCGAATAGATAACGGATGCCAACGCCTAACAGACCAGCTAGAACGACACTGACTCCAGCCAGAAATTCCTCTAATATGCTCGAAATCATCATGTCCATGTCGTTCTCCTTAGCTGTTCAGGCTCCTGGACTTTTCAACCCAACGCGTGCCATCGTAAAGCAGCACAATGGTGTCCAGTATAGCCGATGGCCCAAAATCATTAGCGGGGCTTGATTGACCGCCCTGCAAGACTAAGCTGGCACTCGCCTGGAGTGTCGTATCGGTATCACCAAATACAATAGTAATCTCATGTCCGCCAGATGCAGGATCATCGAAGTCTGTTATGGTAGTCGCGCCGGTGTTCGCCGTCTTGAAATGCGAGCCGCCGGCTATTGATGGTGTCGTGTCCAGATCCGTGAACGTGGCGAAGGTGACAGCGCCACTACTGGAGCCAGCCGGAGCGAAGAGCGTCCATGCCGTCCCGTTCCAGATGTAAGTTAGTTTCGTGTCAGTCTCGAAAAACGTGGAGCCGGCTTTCACGCCCGTTGTGGATAACGTCGCGCGCTCGGCTGCCGTTCCGATGTATTTTTGTATGTCCGTCATCAACAGAGCTGCCATCGCCGGATCCTTTCGTTAGGTAGTCGTCCAGGCCGCGCCAGTCCAGACGTAAATCAACTGTGTGTCAGTCTCGAAGAAAGTAGCACCAGCCTTAACCGCAGTGGTAGTCAGGCCAGCGCGTTCGGCGGCTGTGCCTATATAGTTCTGTGTATCTGTTATCAATACCGCTGCCATGCTATCACCCCTGAAGGAGCAGAGCGACCGAAGCCGCCCCGCTCTATGATATTTGCTATACTACGCCGCTGCTATAGTTGCTCCAGCGGTTATCCTGCGGAACACCATAGTCACATCAACAGTTCCGCCGCCTGTGCCAACGCCATCATCACCGTTGATGTATAGCTTCTTCGTTGTTTCGAGCGTGATGGGCAGATTGTTCACATCCGCCAACGCGTTGTTGATAGTGGCGTTTGCTCCCAGGTTTGCGGTAGCTTCATCCCATAGTGGGACCGTGCCGCCTGTTAAGCCTTTTGCATTATCGCATACCACCTGGATAGTGGTCGGATTGACAAGCCCTGTGCCGTCGGTCTGCATTATGATTTCTTCTAACACTAGCGAGCCGCTTGCAGCTCCGGTCAGCGGTTCATCCAGAGGACTGGCTCCATCGTCGGGTATGTCGCTGGAAGTGATAGTCTTAGTGATTATCAGCGCCGTTCCAGCGGCAACAGCCGCATTCGCTATGTCAGTAGCCAGATCCGTATCTGCCGGCGTTCCCAACGTGGCAGGAAGAGTCGTGCCTGTGTCTACCAATATGGCGGCTGTGCTGTCATCAACTCCGCCAGCGATTGCAGCATCAACAGGGATGCCTTCCTCGTCGTTAGAGCCGTCAACATCACACCAGGTATTACCAAACCGGGAACATGCCGCTCCATCAATAGTTGCAGCCTGGGTATCTGTTTCACATTCATTCCGGGCGATCCTGCCGGTTACTGCTGTGCCAATGATCTGGATCGCGTGTTGTCCGGTCAAGAGGTTTGACAATTCGTTGCCAACAATCCTGATATTCGTGCAGGCGTTCCCTGCTGTAGGGATCTGGACGCAAGCCTCGTCGAAGTCGCCATAGATCTTATTGCCTTCTATGGTTATTTCGTCGTGGTCTTTGGCGATCTCAATAGCCTGGTTGTAATTCCCTGCTGTCGGGGCATAAAAAACATTATTGACTACCGTCAAGCGGTCGGAGTCATTATCCACCGTGTCTGCCGTGATGAAACCCAACCCCGTGGCGGAGCCTTCCCTGAATTCGTTACCATCAATAATAACGTCATCCGCCGCCACGTCAATGGATTCGGTCTGGCTTGCAATATTACAGATGAACCGTAACCCCATAAAGCGTCTGTTAGCACCCGTAACAGTCAGCGCCGCTACAGCATTCGTTATGGAAGTGAATGTCGGGCGCAAAGTGCCCCAGGTCAAGCCCAGTGTTAGTATACCCGCTTTAGCCAGCGCAATGGCCGCTGTCAGCGATTCGGCATGACCAGGGCGTATGATTATAACATCACCCTGATTAGCGGTCGCTAAGGCTTCCGCTCCCGCATAGGTAGAGCAGGGAGCTTCGTTTGAGCCGACGTTATTGTCAGCGTTAGCATCGCCGGAGTCAACCCATATAAAATCCCCGTTGTAGATCTGTTTGTTGACTATGATTGCCGGGCGGCCTGCGATGTTTCGCCAGAAAAATGGTGTTTCTCGTCTTGATCCCATTGTCTTTGTCTCCTGTTCAGGATTTCAACCTGTGTGAAGGGTTATTTTTTTTGTGGAGCGCGCCCTTTTCTGTTCTTGGGGGCGGCTGTTGCTTTCTTGGGTTTAGCAGGCAGCTTCACTGCCTCGCAATCCTCCTGAGATATACACCTCAGAGCTGCGGCTTTGCTAATATCAACCACCTGACCAGCTTCCCAACCCTTGAACGGTTTTGTGATTTTTACTTTCATGTCAAACACCTTTAGTTGAGCATTATTTCACTTCTGATGCAGACGCCTTCTTGTTGGCCGGTGCTTTGGTTGCCTTTGCACCTTCTGGCTTTTTCTTTTTCTTGCTAACAGGAATCGCCACTTTGCGGTCTATTAACTTCTCCGCCATCAACCGCGTCATAGGCATGACCGGAGTTTGCTCTAGATCGACAACAACGTCCATGACGTTCAAGATCTCGCCATCTTTCCTGATGCGATACTGAACCCCGCCGTCTTCTCCATACATTTGCCATACATTTTCCCTGGCGCGGATCCGGGTTTTGCCAGGAAGCGGAACGCCTGCCTCAACAAACTGTGCCACTATAGGCTCTGTTAGACGAGCCTCGTTTAGATGCTCTTCGCATTCCAGCCCCATAGTAAACAACACATCATTATCAGCGTAAGCAGGCATCTTGCCCATCCAGGGCATAGCCAGCTTTACATTGATATATTCCATTCCTTTATGACTCTTTTGGATCCCCATTTGATTCTCCCTTGAATGGACGCGGCGGCAGATGGGAAGAATCGTTTGGCACGATCCCATCCACCGCCTGTCCGTGTTATTTACGGCAGTTGGTCGCTCTGATAATCCGCTCCACTGGCTCGCAGGGTGGCAGAAATCAGGTCGCTGTTCTGGTTTGTTGTCACGTCCACACCAACAAACCATTTATCCTCATCGATGCCAACGAGATCATGGGCATTAAACAGTATCTTGTCGATCTGTTCCAGATCTCCTGCTGCGCCGGTGAGTGTAACCGTCTTCCCGGTAACGTCTTCTTTGTTTGCGCCTGCTGCGCTTGTGGCAACGGTCAACTGTGCAATGGCCGTTTTCGTGTCTGTCAAGACAGCCTGGATCACCATCTCGCCAAACTCATAGCCGCTGAAATCAACATATGCACTGGCATCAGTGCTAGTCTCAGCCGCCGGGTTTATTACAGCCGGCCCAATAATAGAAAACTGGCCTGCTTCTTTTCCTGGATCTCTACTCATAACTTGTCACCTCGAATTAAGTGTTATCGGTCAATCCTGAAATATCAGGACAGGTTTATCTAGCTGCCAACGTGATCACAGGAGCCAGCGTGTCGCCGAATCGCGGCTGTAGAGTTGTCCGCCTCTTGATCTTGCCGTCCATGTAGAACACCGACCGGAAAGACGTTTTCACCTTATCAAACGAGAAATGGATCGACGTGTCCCATGTTCCGTTAGGCATCCCTGCCGGAATGACAACCACATACTCACTGGGATCCAGGAGAGCTATATCTCCCAAGTCGCCGATGGCGCTCATGTGTTCGCTTGAGAAGAATGGACGCCCCTGGAACGCTTCCTCTTTACTGATTGCCGTTCCGCCTGCGCCGATCACAAAAGCAAGGCTGGCAAGCTGCGGGAAGGCTGTCTGGTTATATGCCCATACCGTCCTGTCGGAATGGATTGCCCTGGCGAACATATTGATCAAGTTTTCATACTCGATTGTGTCAGCTGCCTGTCCCGCTTCGGCTGCTTGCGCTATTTTAGCGTCAGCATTCAAAAATCCCGTGGGCTGTCCTGAGCCTGTTCCCTTCAGTAGCAGGAAATCAATTCGCCATGCCAGAGCCTCAGCGTACAGCGAACTCATGAAGGCGCTAACGGTAATTGGCGTGAACCTCATCATGGCGTCAGAAGCATGGACGAAAGCCGCCTGCATACCCATATTCCATTCCACCATCTCGAACTTCGGGCGGCTCTCTGAAAGAGTGTCGTTCTCTCCCTCGTCGTTGAATATCACCCCGCCATATACCGTACCAGACGAGTGATCCGTATCGGCAACGACCGGCATCCTCACCTGTTGATTACCCGCCACTGGCAAGACCTGGACTCTACTCATGAGGTTTGACTGCTCAAGAGCTGGCTGCCATATAGACATGCGGAACGCTTCAGGGGATAGGAAGCCGCCAAACTCTGCGTTGTCAACTTCCAGGCCATCTCCGGCGGCTTTACCTGATGCAACATTCTTCTCGCGCTGCATGTTGATCAAGGCGTTCAGCTTATCAGGCACTTTGCCATACATGCCCAGATTGTAGATGTCCCTCATATAGTCGCCGCCGCCCATGTTGGGATCGTACCCACACCAGGGGTCGCCTTTCTCATCAACGCCGCCCAGGGGAGCATTATCGCGGGGCTTCATGAGTTCCTTGATCTGGTCTTCGAGTGCGCCGATCTTGGTGTCAAGTTCCGCTCTGTATTCGGTGTCAGGCTCACCGTATTTGCCGTCGAGATCCGCCTGGAAGACAGTCTTCATTTTCTCTATCTCTGCCTCTAAAATCTTTCTGATGTTGGCCATTAGTTCTGCGAGTTCTTCTGGAGTCATGATAATACACCTCGATTGATTGTTGATAGTATTGCTACGTGTCTCACTGACTATCCCCAGAATCGAGACCCTAATGTCGATCAGCCAACATCCCCCGGTCTGGTCATCCTGATAGTTCTCTCAAATTGCGGATGTCTTTTCCCACAATTCCTCAAGCGTCGGTTTCTTTTTCGTGCTATCCCATAATGCCTGTAAATCTATTGGCAAAGGCTCAGGAGCATTGCCAGCCTTCACCTGTTCCAGTTCTAACTCTAAATCGGTGACACGCTGTATTAGCTCGGCGATCTGTTCTGAATCTTTCGGCTCCGGATCTGCCTCAAAGCTCACAAGGTCTTTGCCCTCGCTTGGAGTCATTATACCCTTGCTCACGGCTATCTGAATCGCGTCGGGATTACTGCCTATGAACACGTCCGAGTATTCCCATAGCTCCCACTTAGTAAAGAACCTAAACGGCTCTTTGAACTCGTCTTTTGTGGGCTTGATGCCCTTCTCTTTCAGTAACGCCTTCACCCTGGGAACCCAGTCTTTGAACACGTCATCATAGCCAGTCTCGCCCTTGCGGACGCTCTCCACTGACCGGAAGCCTACTGACTGACCCAGTGGATTCTCTCCTTGCCTGTAGAGGAACACCTTGTGGCCCAGTTCGGAAAGCTCACCCAGGTACGCTGTCTTTGCTATGATCTCATTGGGCTTGCCCTTTGGTATGCGTTCCCGCCATAGGCTTTTAGCATGTGGAATGTCATCTCGCCAGTGATCGTGCTGCCACAAGACGATCCCGGAATACTGCGATTCATCCATGCCCTCTGACAGGAGAACCTCGTCGTCCCTGTCTTTGCGGATGTCAGAGATCACGCCGACTATGGACTGTTCTCCTTCATCGAACCGGAGCAACCTCGCCGGCACTGGAGCTTTCGGCTGCCAGAGTTCTTTCCTGATTATCTCCGTCTCTGGCTCCAGCTTGCCTATAGACGCTGCGAACTTCTCCGGGAGCGTGTCGCCGCGGAACGAATCAATTATCTGCTGTACGGTGAATACTGACATGATATAAGCTCCTATAGTGTCACAACGGGTTTGAGTGTACAACGGCATTGGACGTGCAAAGGCGGCCCAAATACATTCTCGTAATCCAGATTAAGTGTCAGCTCATTTCCTGCATCGCTCTCAGCGTGGATCACGTCTCCCTGTTGGAAGTAAGTGAAGCCTACCACGACGCGGCGGCCTGCCATCGGTTCGCAGAAGGGGCATAGCCTGGAATCCCTGGACACCACCCATTCTTTCTCGGTCACGACCCCACTCTGGAGGTATGCCTGCTCCGCTCCGAAGTTCGCTGCTCTGATAACCTCGCTTCGTGCTATCTGCTCCGCCTGCCATCGTGTCTTGAAAGTGAATATCTCATTGATGCGCTTCGTCAGCCCCGGGACGCCTTCGCCTTCCACTAGTGACGCCGTGAACGCTTCTCTGAGCTTCTTCTGTGTGCCAGCGTTAGTGTCAAAGCTGAACCTGAAGCTCCGGTTCTCGATGAACGCCAGAACTCTGGGATTCTCCACCTCGAAGTCAACGCCGATGAAGATCTTTTCCAGTTCAACCTGTCCGTAATCTCCCACGACTTCGGGGAGAAATAGCTGTCCGTATTCTTCAAACGTGACCAACCATTTAGGCCAGTCTGCCCATTCGTTGGGGCCCTTAGTCATCGCTGCTTTGCCAGCTTCGATATTCCCGATGATCTCCGCCTGCTGTTGGCGGAAGAACGACCTCACTTGACGCTCCACGGCGTTCCTGCGTGGTCGTGTCCACATCTCGAACTCACGCCAGAGAGCGGCTTTCTGTAAGTCCAGGAGCCTTGATTGGGTGTGTTCAATTAGTGCAGGGCTTGCCGTCATTATCAAACCTATCAATTCGTTTGTCATCAACAAAGACGTCGAGATAGCCACTATCCCGATTGGTCTTCAATTTTATTCTACTTTTATCTCCGTCAGCCCATAGCTCTGCCGCCGTTTGTACCATACGAAACAGCGAAGAGAAAAGATCTTCTTTAATTTCCTCTGCCATCGTCTATCTCCCCTTAGCTTGCGGCGGCGGCGGTGGTGATACTTTCCAGGGGCGCGCAAGCGGTATTCTCCCCTGCTTGTGATCTGGATTCGCTAACAAACATTTGAGATGAGTATTGACATTCTCGATAACGTATGCTGGCCTTTCAATTCGTTGTTTCCGCATACGCCTTCCGCATATAATACACTGCTTAATGCTCATGCCCACAATCCCCATTCCGCATGTCGTCTATCTTGCCATCTATCACACCATCAATAGCAGCCTTCGCCATGCGCTCCACTTCGCTTGGTTCCGTTGGCTCAATAGGAGCGCGCACAGGAGCCAGCTCATCAGCTTCTTCGCTTGGATGAGGCTCCATGCCATCCTCTCGGCGCTCTTCGTTGGGCGTCGTAACGCCGGTCGTCCTGTTGACTCTGCGCTTCATGATCTTCATCCTGGTATCTTCTGGAACCGGGTTAGCAAACATATAAAACGCCCCGGTATCTGCCAGTGACGGGAACAACGGGATCATACTCTCGGTCAGTTCCTCAGCTATCATGGTCAGGTTGGGGAGTATGGTATCTCTGAGGAACTCTGTATTCCCCGCTTCAGCGACAGCCCTATTGCTGGACTCCATAGTCAGCTTGGAAAGCGGCACTTGCAACACGTTAGCGATAAACTCCCGGAGCATCTTCGCACCTTCCAGATAGCCCATCTCCTGGAGCGTCTGTCCCAGAACTTCGATCTCCCATTCGCCTTGCGTGAATCCGACACGGCCCGCGTTTGATGCGCTTTGGTACAGGTCGGCAAAAGCCTTCTTGAACTCATTGAACTGCTCCGGCCCCATCTGTCGTAACACTTTCACAATAGCCGCCGGCACTCCCATGTTGTGTAACGTGCTGTTCTGGAACGTGGAAGTACTCACCTCGCCGGATATTCTCTGCGATGCCGCTGCAACTGGCGAATGTCCTTGAGACATGGAGAATGGATTCGGATACCAGAAATGGATTATCTCTTCGAGAGCGAATTTCTTGTCTGTCTTGGTGAATCCTCGCTTTAGCTTGTAGCCTGTGACCTGGCCGTTACTCTCAATAGGCTCCATTCTAGTCGTCGGCATTCGTTGGATCTGCACTGGAATTGCGCCGTTCTCGTTCATGATAGGATGCCAGTATTCATTCCCGTTCAGCCCCATGTTGATCATGAGGTTGTCAAATAATTGATACCGCGTCATGGAGCCATTGGCTCGTTTGAACACATCCAAAGCAGGGTGATCGGTTATCTCTTCAACGTTTTCATTGTGCGTCATGGTCTGCTTGCAAAAGTGTATCTCTGAGAGAAATGCTTTCATGTCATCAGTGACAGGGATCCGCTTTGAACTGTTCCGGGAATCGTTCTCCGCCGGGATGAATAAATGAAACGGAGCTGACGCCACCGCTGGTGCAATCTTTCTGATACATGCGTATGTCGTGCCACGGTATTCCTTGCGTTGTGCCGTCCAGTTATTCCACGCTATCTCACCGGTGTTCTTCCCAGTCATGCCCATGAACGCGGCGAAGCTAGGGGCCTTGTCGAAGTCCTGGCTGGCGGCTTTCCCTGCTATCACACTGGCTATCTTTGTCCTGAAACTCATAAGCTCCCCAGTACTTGTGGGATCAGATCCATCTCTTTGAAATATGTATAAAGCCCATAGCGTTCAGCATCAGGGCCGTCATCTCGAACTTTCACCGGCTGGAAGTCTAACACATTACCATGCCGGTCTTCCTTCAGCTTGTATGATTTCCGCTGCTTCAGATACTGCTGTCCAGCTTCACTGCCTGTGTGAATAAACGGCGTCTTGGTCTGGACTAGGGAGATCCCGGCCTTCACGTCATTATCGGCTTTGCTGATATTATACCCGCCATTGTATACGATGTCAATAAGATCCGATCTGGACGGGTCAGCATACATAAAAGCGTTTTTGTCAACTTCCAAGTCATCAAAGCGGTCAACGATATTGTCACTTCCTACCTTAGACTCAAAGAGCAAGGGGCGTTCATATATCTGGTCTTCTATCCTTCCAATCTCAACTAATACCATAGCATGAACGTCTCCGAAGTCCAGCCCATACCACAGGTCGTCAAAGTCTTCTTTAGCTGGCCACTTCTCAGCAGCAAGTTCATGATATTTCGGGAAGATGAGGTTCTTGATAATACCCCAGATACCAGCGGCATAGATCTTGTATAGGTTCTCATCCTGGTCTTTCAGTGCCTCCAGCTCATCCACGTATTCCGGATCGTTCAGGAACTCGTTATCCTTGTATGTAGAGTGCATCACTGTGGCTGTCTCGTCGTTGGCTTTCGGTTCGCCGCCCTCGAAGAACCGGTCATTGAGGAATGAGAACTGGTCAACGGGATTGAATGACAGTACGATCTGTTTTTTTGTTCGCTTCTTGCCACGGAGCCTGAGATTGAGCTGCGTTATATCCATCTCATCAAACTCTGTGCTTTCTTCTGCCCAGGCGCTTGTCAGATTCTCGAAGCTCTTTATCTTCTCTGGATCATCCATACCGGCGCAGCGGATCACTGAGCCACCCATCCAGTTTATCTCCATCGTGGACTCTTTGACGTTCACCAGGGAGCGGAGATTCCATTCGTCAATGTAGTATTTGAATAGCGCAAAGACTGAATATCTGACTGACGGTGAGGTCTTTCTGACTGCCAGGATGTTGTGCTTGATGCCCCTGGAGATGCCTGCAAGGATGCGGATGATAAACATCTGGGCAATGAAATGGGACTTCCCTGAGCCTGCGCCGCCTATGAGTACCAGGAAGCGTTTCAAGTCCATCAGGAGCGGGTAGAACTTTGTGTTCATCAGGTTTTTAACCTGACGGAAATCCCACTCGATGTTTTGTATATTTACGTTAGATGATGTCGTCAATGTCCAAATCCTTTGGCAGTGTCAATGTGATGTTCCGATCTGTTCTGTCTGGCACGTCTTCGCCTACCAGTTTGAGATCCAGGAGCACATAATCTTTGTCCAGGTCATGCAGCTTCTTGAGTGTCGATGTTACTCTGTCAAGTTCGTTCACATCGTTGATCTTGATCTCTCCGCTTGCTATCTTTGCAGTGGCATCAGCGATCAACTTCTCTGCCTGTTGCCTGATGGTTTTCAGTGAGTCAAGGTTTTTCGCTATCTCCGCCCGATAGTCGGCTTTCGTGTTGACGATGGCATTTGTCGTTTTCTTCTCGACTCGCTTGTTGACTTCCAGGTCGCGCTGGATGACGCGCTCTTTCCAGTTTAAAGCCTTCGCCCATCGCTCAACTGTCCGGGAAGCGACACTAAACCGACCAGAAACCGACACATACGTCCTATCTTCTCCAAGAGAGTAATAATAATCGAATGCCTCGCCGTGTCGTGTCGTTTCGTCCACATCATACCCCCTTTACCAATTCATCAGGCGCAGGAATCCGTATCTTGCCTTTCCTTATATTTCTGATTTTGACTTTTACTCTATAGGATTCTAACGGTAAAGGGTGTAACGCTACTTCGGACAAGGGGAGTCGCTGTGTTTCTAACTCCGCAACTTCGAGGGATGTTTTTGGTTGGGGACCCATAAACACCTCTGAGGGAGAAGTGGGGCAGGTCAGAGGATCGGGAGGCTTGCGCCTGCGTATCTCCAACCCGCCCCAAAGGGCTGTAACCGTTTTTGAGTAATACGTTATCTAATGGGTCTTTGGCTTCCTGACGGTTATATTATTACATCATCGCGTGGGTCTCGGTTTTGTCTGATTATAAAAACAAGCCAGCCGCTGTGTAGCCTGATAAATCGGAGATGGAAGCGGCTGGCTATCAGCAAATGAACACTATCATATTTTCATTTTACATGTATTGACCGAGGATGTCAAGTTTTTTCTTGCCAGAAAACGTCATCAGACGCGACGAGGCGGCCACCATCGAGTTAATGATGACCGCTCGTATAAGGCAAGGAGTAGGGTTCAAGAATAGCAGATACTGAGGGCGGTGTCAAATCAATTCATCGTGTGCGCCGCCTGGTAGCCAGTAGCCAACAAGGTCGCATACGCATGGCTCATGAGCTTCATGGCGCAGTATATAGACCCCGTCTTCTCCATGATTCCCTGCGCCGCCTCGTCCATGATGGCCACCTCTTGTTGAGCCTTTATCTCTTGCATGTCGTCACTCCCTTGCGCTGGTCTCCCCTGGCTCCTGGATGACCTCTATGTCGGCGGAACTAGGATAGCTCTCACACGCTTCCAGATACATAACATCCCATAATGTTTTAAGCCTGACCTCGCGATCCTCCCCTGCAATATCCACCAATTCGGGCTTATTCCATTCCACGCTATTCACCCCGCGCTTTGTTGATGACTGCTATGATAGTACCCCGCTGCTTTGCGATGTCGGTCTCTGGCGGATCTGGCTCTGCTTCTTTCCGCGTCATGGCGGCTATTTGGTTCTGTAACTTCTTGTTGTCGGCAGCCAGCCGCAACGCATGTTCAATCAGTTCTGCCGTTCGTGTGATTTCAGGCAGCTTCTCTTGTATAGTGTTTACCTTAGCCTCAAGCGTTGCCACTCGGCCAAGCGTTTCGGCATATGCTGCCGTCAAATCTTCTAGTAGAGTGCCTTCGTCTTCCGATTTGACTGTCATCATTCCCTCGCTTTCTTGTGTTCTGGATTCCCTGGGCATCTCATTTCGGTTTGCCCTCCTCGTCTCGCATTGTGTCCCGCTCACGTCTCTGTATTGGCAATCTTGCCTCACGCCTGCGCTTATTCCGTTTCCGCTTTCGCTCTATCAGTTTCTTTCTCATGTTGCCTCTCCACCTTTTACCCTATCCAGGGAGTCGTTTATCGACACCTAACCCATAGGTGCAAAATATCTGATAGTTTCCTTTAGCAATACATGAATCTGTTATACACTCAAATACGCACCGAGACGCAGCTCTGTCGATTGACAAGCGCGGACACCATACTGAGCGACCCTTGCTAGTGCCAGCCAAGACGTCCGCCATCGTTGGCGACGCTATGTTCAGACGCCTAAACTTTGCGCGGTTTCTCTTCATATCTTCACTCACCTCCTCAAAGATCCTCAATACTAACCGCAAGCCACCGCTCATCTACACTCATTCGCTTCCATACTCCCATCTCTGCCTCTATCCAATCCTTCACCCTCCTGCCATAAGCCCTAGCCCCGCTCCTGCCAACAGACCTTGAATAATGCTCCCACGGATGCCCGAACTTAACCACCACCGCACGCATATGACTAGCGCACAGATCCACATCGTAAAACTCATCATCCATATCACCAGCCGCGTCCATTCGCCTATCATAGAAAAACGAATGCCCTTCCGCACCCTCTCTTCCGCATATATCACAACTAATCTTTTCAGTAACTTCCTTCACCATCATTACCTCCTTTCACGTCGCAACTGACCCTATCAACTCGATAATCGCCTCAGCACCATCTTGCGCCATTTGACAATCTCCACTGCCATCGCTTCCTCTAATGCAATACTGCGCTCAAGACCACGCAGGTCATCATCCAGTTTGCTCTCAAACTCAGATAAAACCTTATCCACCGTTAGCTTGTCCAGATACTCGATACGCGCTTGACGACACTCCTCCAATACACATGCAATAGCCTCGCCCGGCTCCCACTCGCCAAACTCAACCAATCCATTAACCTCCTCAAACATCCACCTAAAATCATCATTCATATTGCCTCACCTCAAAACCCAAACTCTTCCATAGCCGCCTCATCTTCAGCCGCCGTCATACCAAACCCACGCTGACCAGTCCTCACATAATCAAACCACCCCTGCACCACCTCGCCCATATCCAAACTATACTCAGCCTTATACTCAGCCAACTCACCTAACACCTTAGCATCAGACTTATTCTGCATAATATTCGCCTCGTTGCCCTTGAAACGCTCCCCACTCATAGGCTTCTTCGCATTCGGGTTGTAATACTCAAACTCCCTATCAGTCTTGAGAACACCCTCGCTCTCCTGCCAGGCAACGATATTATAATTCACAGCATCAATAGTCGCCTGGTCCAGCCCGGCCTGTAAGAACTCAATAAACCGCTCGCAAAACGGCGTCTTCTCTCTCTGCGCCTTCGCCACCACTGACAATATCTCATTCATGTCCTACCTCCGCTTCCGCTATGGCGACCTGCATAGCCATTATATGATCTGACCAGTCGCCTTCTGTCTTCGCCTCCAACTCCGCCAGTTCTTCCTTCATGTGCGCCAAATGTTTCGCCTCCTCAGCCCGGCGTCTAGCACCGATGCTATCGGCCGCACCACCGTTACCACCATCCGCCTGAGCATACCAAGCATCGTAGTTGTCCAAACCATTCTTAGTATACGTTATCGCATTGTCCTGATGCAGCTTCCCCTTCTCGCCAGCCACTTGGATAACACGGAGTATCTTTTCATCTGAGTATTCCATAACTGCGCTAAAAGCATCGAGCTGGTAGCTGTTCGAAACAAGAGTGATCGCGTTGGGATTTCCGCCGATGGCCTTCTTGAGCGCATCAGTTATTCTATCATGGCGTCCGTCTTCCTCGTTTTCTGGAGGTGGAGCCGAATCATGATTATTATTTTCTTCTCTAACCTCTTCTGATCTAGTCTTAGGATAGTCACGCCTCGCGTCCGTCTCGCGGTCACCCTTCGTCACGGCTCGCGTATCACCTTCGTCACGGCTACTGTTATATTTCTGTGACGGTACTTGGTTTTCCTTAGACCAGATGCCGTTGTAGCGGCATATCAAATCGTAGTCAATTTGGTACTTACAGCAGGTATTCTTCCCTCTATTACCACCCCTAACCACGAGTATAGGAGTTCCGTCTATCCTAAACTTCGCCAAAGCGTCGCGCCTCCGCTTGACAGATTGCCTGTTATTTCCGCCGCCTGCCGCCATCGCCTGCCCATTGGTCATGTCGAAGTCATCCTTGAAGCCAACCTCGTTATGTTCCTGTATAATCCCAACCAAAAAAGTAAAGAGTTCCTCTGGTAACTTCGTAATAATCCGATGTTTATATATGCCACGCATTACATCAGTTAGTGTCATTCGCCGCCGCCCTTGCCGTGAAACTGAGCATGATGTGACGCACACAAAACTATAACATCCATCGGCTCCTCAGCACCCATTAGCCATATTACATTTTCTTTGAAAGTTTTTCGTCCTGGCATGATTGCCTCCTATGAAACGACATGACAGGCGAGGTAACGCTTCATAGGTACGCCACCCCGTCTATCATATCAGGCTTGCCTTCGGGAGCTTATCCCCGTCAGCGTATTTCCTCCCTGGCGGGAGTAAAGTTTTCGACACTGTAATTATACCATAAGTGACCGCAAAATACAAGCCAATTCCCGCCCTACCACCCGTTTATCACTCTAGGTCTTGTTGGGTCATGAGTACCCTCATTCACAGGCATCACCTCCCTTCACGGCTTTATCATGCACCTCATTCAGCATTGGATAAAAGCCATTCATTTGTCACCGCCTCCTCTCTATCAAAGTGAGCCTGCCCTTGCTGTGTGTAAAAGTCAAGCAGAATCAGGATATAGTAGTGCGCCCCAACCGCTCCACAATCGAATCTGTTTCATGCTTGGCGATGCCGAACCGCTCCAGAAAATAATCCTGGACTGCATGAATGTTACTCAATACAGCGTCTTCTGTAGGATAAAATTTCCTTTCTGGAATCTTTATTTCATCGCGTAGGCACACATACCCTCCAGGAACTCTTATCTTTGGATAGCCATCACCTTCAGAAATATGGAAAATATGTCTGACAGGAACATCTGTTATTTTCATCACTTAATCACCTCCTTCAGTTCCCTGAGCGGTGTTAGGGTAGTTGTTACTTGCCCGATCTCTTCTGCACGCGGCTGTTCTTTATGCAGAACTTAATATGCTTAGTGAAACTATCTTTGCCATATGTACTCAGCCACCACGTTATATTTATGGATTCATAGAATGCTACCAAAATCATCAATACTATCCCTATGGATGCTATAACAATCATATAATCACCTCGTTAGATGCCGCTCCCCAAGTTGTCGAGGTAGTGTGAAGGACTCCGATATACTATGCGGAGAGCGGCTGTGTGTTAGTCAGGATGCCCGTAGTAACGCGGCCAGATAAATAGATCCTCCACCGGCTTGACATTCTCGACCCGCGACATTTTCATGCCATGCTCATCGAAGTAAATGAAAGCGAGGTTTCCCCGGATGTAGTCCAGCCTGCCAGTCCAGCCCGTGTACGTGTTACGGACTTTCTGGCGGTCGTTCAGATCTAACTCTAGCTGCCTCATTTCGTGAACTCCCGCATGATATATTCCGAATACGCCGGAGGCACAGCTTCTCGTAGCGTCTTCTTGCTTGAGATCCACGGAGTACCCATAGCGAACTGCCACGTCTGAAGCTGGTTCGCTCCTGGAAGCTCCCACAACTTGCAGAAGTTGTGTCCTGCATAGTCTCCGCCGTTTCCTGCTACGGTTACATAATGCCCGTCCTTAACCATGCCACGGTGCTTGATATGTGCTGGCTGAGTAACTGAGAACCCGTGGATCTCGAAGTACCTATGTCTGATCACCTTCAGGCCAAACATTTCACCACAGAGCATCAGGTCGTGGCGCAGCGGCGCGCCGGCCACGTTCTCGATGACAAATGGAACTCCGGCGTACTCAAGCATCGTCCTAGTCCCTGGTAGCAAGTCCGGCCATGTCTTGCCAGAATTCCGCCATCGGTGAGCTGCGTATGAGTAAGCCTGACAGGGCGGAGATGCCCATACGAAATCGAACTCTCTGATATAATCCAGGGACAAAGTGAAAACATTCTTCTGCCTAAAGTCGAATCGCTCAGCCGCAAACAGATCCATCGCTGGATGTTCGTGTTGATATTCGATGTCGATGCCTGTCACATGCGCTCCCGCACTGCTCATGCCCATAGAAGCTCCACCACCACCGCAGAAGAGATCCAACACTCTGATCATCTCCATAACCTCAGCTTGCCCAGGGCGCGCCCTACGACCTTGTTTTTAGCCCTGCGCGCCATCTTCCTGGGACTCCCGCTGGTCAATGCGGATATATCCCCCAGGAGCCGCGCTAGTGAGTATAGAAAGCTTCGTATGCCCATCACTTAACCTCCGTGTAGCGATCCGTCTCCAGTTAAAAAAGGGGCATCTCAACACACGTTATCAACGGGTCTAAGACACCCCTACATTTCGTCTCCAGTTAAAATGTGGCGGGTGTTACCCCGCCGTGGTTGTTATACAGCGGTTTTAGCGTCACTAAGCTTGTCCTTGAGTGCCAGGATAACATCACCGATCTGCTCCGTGGTCAATAGTCGGATTCCATGGAACGGCTTTTTGGTAACGGTTGAGATAAAGTCTCTGGCTTCCTTAGAGCCTGCCGCATACGTCTTGTCAGGCATCAATTCAGTAAACAGTGTCTTGAGTTCCTCGAACTGCTTCTTAGCTTCAAGTGCATCCAGAGCGGCATTCGCTTTATCGAAATGCTCCTGATGCCATAACCCGAAATTCCCGATCCCTGTATTTAGTTCTTGGAATTCAATCATCTCAGCAACACTATCAAAGCCGCCTTGAACCCGGGCCATATATGCCTCTCTAGCTCTAGCGCATTCAGCAGACGCTAACCAGCTTGTCTCTTCTTCCTGTTCCGCGTATTCCTTGTCCTGGGCTTCCTCGCCGACTTTTTCGGACGTGACGCGCGGCCCTGTTCCGTTGATGGAGGCTTTTTCATCTTCCAGGGAGGCAATGAGAGCTTTCGCCTCGTCTTCACTCAGATCACCTACATTCTGAATCCATCGGTCAATGACTTCTTGGGCCCGCTTTTTGAACGCTTGCGAGCGGACTGTCTGATATACACCTTCAGGGAAGTCGTTCACCAAGTCTATCAAGATCCGCCGCGTAGCTTTGCTCATTTTAGCTTGCTCTGCATCAGCCTCGCCCTGCTCCTGCCCATCCTTAGCATCTTCCTGGGTATTACCCCCGCCAGTGTCATCCGTGGGCTTCTCAGCGGCAAACTCAATGAGCATCTTGACGCCTGTTTCAAACGCACTCATTGCCCATTTGTCAATACCCTCAATCGGAAACAGATTTATACGACACCAATTTGACCGATGATCTGGCCGGTCAAATATCTTTTCCAAAAGGCGAAGGAATTCTTCTTTCACTTTCTCTTTTGGGCTATCCAGATGTTCCTCTGGCACGTCAGGCAAGCCTTCCAGGAACTTGTCGCCGCCCGTAACCCCCATAGCGGCGTCCATCGCTTTATCAGCACTTCCCGCCCAATCTTCGCCCACGATCTCCCCGGTGGTCTTCTCTGTCGGCTTCTGTACCCCGCCCGTAGACGGCGGATCTGGATCAGTCTTTGGTATTTCATGAATTATATCCATCATCTGACTATAGTCCTCAACAGTCCATTCTGTTGTTGATGCCTTGCCAACGGCCTCGAGTTGCCATTCCTTGCGCTCGTCATCATCCTGGAAGATTCCCCGCTCTGCCAGAGCCTTGAAATAGGATTTCCTGAATGGTGACATATCTATCTGGTGATCTGCCGCCGTCACTACCCCAGGAGTAGCCTCGCCCTGCTCAGGTAAACCATGAGCGTCAAGCTGATCTTGAGTCAAAGTCCGATGACCGGGAGCGGAGAAATCTGGCATCTCGTCCATCGTAGGCGGCAGGATCCCCAGTGTAGCGATGCCGGCCATCCGTAGAGTATTTGTCACAGAACACTTGATCAACATCTGACGCTTTGCTTTTACCCAACGAGTGTTTGGCTGTCCGTTCCGCTCCGCCACAACTTCTGATAGCCATGTCTCCCAAGTGAACTCAGGTCGTCCTTCTATATCTAAAGTGACAACACAGGAGTCAAGCTCGCCTGTTTCCTCGTCATACACTAACTCAGGTTTATGTATATGGTTCAGTCCGTTAGCGTATGCCTTCCTGATATATACATGATAGCCCACAAACAGAGCCAGTGGCCCGCCGCCTGTTTTGAAATAATGACAATCCCCACGGATGGCAGGATTCAAACCAGCCGCCCGCGTCTCGTTGAAACACTTCGCTTTCTCTGCCCTGGTAGCATCTACCGGGAGATAGTAGCTGATGAACTGTTCCTGAGTGATAGTCAATATCTGACCGCTATCCATTGGGATTTCTAGCGGATCAGACATATCGACTTTTGCCAGTAACGAAGCCAATACATTGCTCTTAGTTTCTTCCTGAGCCTCGGTTGTTGTCTGTTCTTCTTCTCGTTTCTTTTCCATCATTCATATCTCCTTATTGTGCGACCGTCCCGCCGCAGTCTTGCTCACAAATTTCCCAATGTGAGCAATATTTCCGTGAGCATAAATAGTGATTCCGAAATACCGGCCACCATTCGCGCTGTATACTCATTGCCACATTGTCAAAGGTTGATACAACGCTCTGAGTATCTTGTAATTCAACATCCAGGGAGATCGTTTCTTCCTTGCCGCGTATAGCAAGGTCAAGTCGTCCGTGAATCCCTGGGCGTCCTGTCTGTGCCTTCCAGCCCATAGCGTAAGTGGACACTTGGAAGACTTGTTCTGGTCTGGGCTTCGATAACCGCCGCCCAGAGGTCTTGAGATCAATCACCAGGTCGTCATCGGTAATCAGATCCGTCTGACCAGTGATTACCCAATCCCTGTTTCCGACTTCCATGCTCCACAGATGCTCCACAACTTGAGGCTGGACCCCTGGAGCGACCTTCTCCTGATACGCCTTCACGGTCTTGACGCCCTGAGCCTTCATGTCGTCCAGGGATTCCGATTGCTCCTTCCAGTCCACGTCATCCCTGTATTCCAGATCCTCTACAAAGAAATCTGTCAACAGATCGATGGGGAGATCCTTCTGAGTCCTCACCTTCTGCCAGAAGTTTTCCTCTGCTGTTTTGTGGAAGGAAGAACCAAACGCCATCGAAAAGTTTGACCGCCGTGGAAGCCGTAGACAGTAATCATAATAGAACTGCCTCGGACACTTGCGGTATGTGTTCACCATCGAAGGTGATAATGAGGTTATGTTCATGTGTCCTCTCCATTGTCTATTACTGGCGGCACTAATAACATAAACGGCTCAATATCAAATGCTTTCGCCAGCTTCCCAACTACGTCAATACTCGCGCCGCGCTCGCATCGTTTCAGCTTATAAATCGCATCCACGCTAACCGCTGAACGATTCGCTAATGCCGCATTGTCAAGCCGCATTCGCCGTTGCCATATCCTGATATTTGCACTCAGGATCACTCTCAAAGCTTCCATCTAAAATCACCCCCTTTCCTGGGGGCTTGCGCCCCCGGTTAGTGGTTGTCTGTTAGAATGGGATAGGCTCTACTTCGCTTCTGTCGTAGCCTTCAACCGCGATCTGTTTCTCTGCGTCGCTGTTAGTCCACAGAATCTGCCGCGCTTCTGATTCCCATTTGCTATCGTCCTCTATATTGGCCTCGTCAAGATACTCACGCCAGAGCGAGGAAAACTGTTCTCCTTGAGCCTGACCTCTTTCCGCCTTTTTCAACTCTGCTTCCAGCATTGCGATTTCCTTATCCATCTTCATGATTTCCATTTCCAGATCGCCTATCGTAACTTCTCTTTCAATTCTAAGTGCGCCCATTTGCTTTGTCTCCTTTGCCAGATTTCGTTAAGTAACTCGATTTCCTTTATGTTTATAGTATAACCGATCTGGCCGGCAAAGTCAAGGAAAAGATTAGACTATTCGCCTAAGCACCGCCGTTTCTGAAAAATAATTTCGTGAATGATTGCAAGGCGGGAGGTCGTTTACCAGGTTCAGCTCAGCGAATGACTTTCCACACAAACTGAAGGAGCTGGCTCCAGGAAGATCCATTCCTTCAGGAGCCCCACGTGGATATGTGAAAAGTATTTTCGTCTGGAGATTATTTACTATTGACATAAGTGCTTCGAAGGTTTTCCAGCTGGATCCATCGATGATCTGCTGCACGTGGATGTCTCATATATGTATTCGCCTTCCAGGAAGGATCCCAGGGCCCAAGCTGCTACAGATTTTCCACATATAAGAGACAGGAAGGGAGGCGCTCCCAACGATGAAGGCCGTTGTGCGGCTGTGGGAGATATGGCCCCAGGGAGCGCCAGTTATTTGGAGAGGGTTAGCTCTTTATAAAGGCTATAACAATGTTGGCGACCAGAGTGAGGAACACCAATGCAGCGCCGAGGATCTTCCAGGCAGTTACGCCGCGCTTGTCTTTCATCTCTTTAAGGTCTTTTCTGATTTCTTTTATATCATCAACCACGGCGTCCACCTTTTCATGCCGTAAGGCACATACTTGCTCGGTCACATATTGATCGCTCACAATGACTCACCTCTGGTTTTTGCTAGTTTTTGTCAACGCCCCAAAAATGAGTTTTTTTTTAGGGAGGACTCCTATATCATAATATCTGAGCGCGCATTATCTGACCGCCTTCAACGGCGGTGAACTCAAAGAGCCTGCCGCCTTGAGCAGTCCCGCCATAGATCTTGCCGCCAATCTTGCCCAACGAAAAGATAAAGAGTTGTCCGTTAAGTTGAGCAGAAACCTCAGTCCAGGCTCCGACGCCGTTCCATTGCAAGAGCTTACCACCACTAACACCCGTCCCCTCTGTGCCGCCGTATATAACACCCCCGATAGTAATCAGCGAATGTATAGCGGTCTGTGTGCCAAATTGCGGCGCTACTTGTGTCCAGGCATTAGTTCCATTCCACTTGAATAAGCGGCCGCCAGGGGATGTCCCGCCATAGATCTCATTGTTCAATATAGTAAGGCTACTGACGCTCGTCTGTGCGTTCAACTGCGGTGCTACGTTAGTCCAGGCGTTTATACCGTTCCACTCAAAAAGGTTCCCTTTCGTCGAGCCAGTGCTACCATAGATCTTGCTGTTAAATTCTATCAGATCAAGAATGCGTATCTGTGCATTGACTTGAGCAGCTACTGATCCCCAGGCGCTTGCGCCATCCCACTTGTATAATAGTCCTGTGCCTTCTGTGCCGCCGTATATGTCGCCGCCAAACAGAATCAGTGAGCGGATCAATTCAGCGCCTAATTGTGGAGCTACCTGTGTCCAGGCGCTTATACCATCCCACTCAAATAGATTGCCGCGTGGTGTTGTGCCGCCGTATATCTTGGAATTGTGTTCCACCAACGCCATGATGCCATTTTCTAAATTGAGCTGCGCTGCAACTTTCGTCCATAAACTTGAGCCGTCCCATTTGAAAAGATTACCATAAGGCGGCCCCGGGTCAAGCGTTCCGCCATACATTTCTCCGCCGAAGTTTAATAGACTTCTGATCTGGTTCTGACCATTAAGTTGTGGAGCTACTTCTGTCCACGCCATCTATACCCGCCTTATACTAAACTGTACGCTCTCAAGAGTAACGTTAGTGGCATCTGATACATTCTTGACGTGCAATTCCAATGTGCCGCCAGCCGTGAGCGTCGCTATGCCGCCGCCGCTCATTGAGCCAACATCAGCAGCATTGCCGAACTTTCTGTGTGCATGAGCAGCATCGTGACCAGTAGCTAGAAACGCCGTCCCGGGCGTTGCATATGCGCCGTAACCAGTAGAGTCGATCCCGCCTGCGTTGTCATCGTTCAGCGTGAAGTCATTTGCTCCAGCCGCCGCCACAGTATAGATCTGACCGTTCAATTCGGTCATGCCGCCAATGCCCGAAATCTTCACCCTGTTGCCATTGCTGAAACTGTGACCGGTCGCTGTTACCACACAAGGATTTGCCTGTGTCGCTCCCGAAACGGCATCTCCAGAAGCCGCGATCTCGAAAGTGTCAACTTCGTATATTTTACCATTCCCCGCGCTGGAGCCTGCCATAGCTATACTGATCATATAATCTGCCGTGGCTCCTATGGTGATATTATAATTTGTATTGTCTCCATTGCTGATGATCTCTGGCATATCAGTATCAAAGATTGTAATGGGCTCAAAAGCATCAATTAGTAGAATGGTCGTAGCTACAGCGTTTTCATCCACCAGAATGCCGGCGTAATCAGATACAGCGATGCGATGCTCTACGCCAGCGCCATCCTGGAAGTAAAAGAAATTATCGCTCTTTGTGTATATCTGCCCATGACTGGCGATAGCCGTGGGCGTCGTTGTCTCTGGTATGAGAATGCGGTCATTTACGAATCCTTTTGTCATGCTATCACCTCGTTAATTTGACATATTGATGAGCATTGTGCTTGAGCCCCACTCCCAGGTCTCAGCGCCGATGCCTGTCACTCTCACCAGCAAATTGTTCCCGCTCACGGTGAATGTGGCATCAAGGGCGGCGTTCGATTCGTTTGCGTGGAGTTGTGTTACCCCGCCCTGGAGTGTTGCTCCCCCTGCCGCCGTTCTGTACGCTGTGCAGGCTATATGATACGATGCCCTGTCAGTTCCATCAGACTGGACGCCCACAACGAAAGCCTCGACGTGATACGTGTTCTCGTCCAGGAGAGCGATAGTGTCCAGTGTTGTCTGTACGGCGTCGCCGGTCTGCACTTCCGCTGTATCAGATATAACATAGCCATCGTGTTTGGTTCCTGAGCCGATAGTAACGCCGCCGGTCAAAGTAGTCATGCCGCCAGTAGGCCCCATTTCGATCCAGTCCACGCCGTCGAACTGAAGCAGGAGCATGGCTTTCCCAGAGATATCCCTGGTGGGAGCCAATAGCTGCAAGTTAGTACCAGCCAGGAGCTCCTGGTCCTGGACAGTGACCGTATTAGTTTCAGCGTTTGGCGCTGTCAAAACTACACGCTGGCCTGGTGTCCCATCTGCTATCGTGGGAGTCGAGGTCATGGTGTAGTCCGCGTCGGGATTCAACATGACTGTCTCAGCATCAGCGAGTATGGTATCACCCGCGGCAGTGATAGCCTGTTCCCCAAACGCCATAGATCCATTCCCAGAGAAAACTGTGTGAGTAGGCGGGATCATATTGAAAAATGTTGCAGTGATCCCTATATTGATACTCAGAGTTGCAGCAGGGTCGAACCACAGGGGAGCATCGGCGTTGAACGTGATACTGGTTCCCAGATTGTAAGTACCCGCAGGAAAGAATATGAACCCGCCGGAAGCTGTGGCGGCTGAATGAGCTGCCGAGAGAGCTGCGAATTCGTCGTGCATTACCAGGACGCTGGAGACTGTGACCGTGGCATTTGCAGCTAACGTTATAGCCGTCCCTGTTATGGCTGTTATGGTAGTACTGAGATTGTAGTTGACGGTGATATTCGCGCCAACATTGGCCCCCAGAGTTGACCAGGTGGGAGCGCCGTTAGAGTCAAACTTGGCGCATTCATCCAACCCGGCGGCTCCGTTGGCATCTGTCTCCCAGATAACCTCAGTAACGCCATCAGTGTAGGTGTACCCTATCGTTTTGATGACATACCAGTAATCCACGCCGGTTACTAATACAGGGAAGTCAGCAGACCAGGTGAACGTTTCCTCAGCTCCGCTGGCGTTCAGTGCAGTATTGGTGATAGCGTCGCTTGCGCCGCCTATGATCGCCGTTCCGAATGGAGTGTCAGGGAGCGACGTGCCGCCGCCGTCATCTGCAAAGATTGACAAAGTACACGTTCCCGCAGGAGCGCCGGTCTTTTTCAACCTCACGTTGGAAACAGTTCCCACAGCGCCGGAGTTTGTGGCAGTAAACTTCCTGGCGTACCATTCACCATCCACAGCCGCACCTGTGGTTGTGAAGTCGTTGTCTGTGTCCTCTGTGTTACCTGTATCGGTAACGTCCAGCTTTGCGCCCAGAACGACGATCCCCTGTCCTTCGGCAAAGGTAGACCCAGAGGCGACTGTCAAGTCATCCGTGGCGGCTGTGATGCTACCTGTGGTAGTTGTCCCGCCATCAGGAGAGGCATCAAACGACTTCACGTCGAACACAGGTCCCAGGCGTTTCTTGAACTCAATGACCATCGCATTCCATTCGGCCGATGGGATTATATCTGACGAGGTTTTTGTGTCATCAAACGCCATGATCGCTCCTTATATAATAGTGAAATTGACTTCCAGACCAAGCTGGTTTATATCTGTAGCTGGCAGCGTTGCGTAAATATAATCCCCAACGCCTACCACGTCATTATTCAAAACGCTGGTCTCCGCTTCTGTTCCTGCCGCTGTAGCCACTGTCGCTATCGTTGTGGGGCTTGCGTCAGTGGGATCTGTCCGGATCTCGAAGGTGACAGAATACGTGCTGGATTCGCCGGTGTCTATCTTTACTGTCTGAACTTTCAATCCGCCCGGGGCCCAATCTGCATGAGCGTGGATCAGTCTCACCTCAGCAGTTCCCAATATATCCGGCTGGTCAACAGCTACCTGAACGGTTCTTATCTTCCCGCTGCCGCCCGACTCCAGGAAGTCCGCTCTGTGATGCGCTGAGGGATCCCGTCTATGTGCCTGCCAATCCGTCACCTCTATACGGTCAAGCATCAGTTACCCCGCTCTGCTTTTATCTCTGCCCTGCCTTCTTCTATATCTATATCCACGTTCTTTATGAAATATGTCTGATCGGTTATATTCTTATGCGCTTCTGTGACGTGGATCTCATCTCCAATGTCACTGAGGAACGCTATCATAGTAGCATCTATCCTGGCGACTTCCGCGGGGAATTTGTATATCTTCAGCTTTTCGTCGGCTGCATTGGCGGCGCTTTTCTGGTTGTCGTGCCAGACCAGTTTGTCCTCATCGGTCAGGACGCGCGTTCCGTATAAAGCCACACTCTCGTCGTCAATGTCTGTGAGAAGCGCCTCAAACTGTTTCCCTGAAGATGCCAGGGTATGCTCCTGGGTTACTGTCACAAATACATCGTCATCACCTGGTCCGGGATTTTCATCAGCAAGTGTTTGATTCAACAAGTCCATCTGGACTGACGTAACATTCGCCAGGTTATACGTTCCATCATTGCTCACCGAGCCGGAGACAGTCACAGGAAATTGAGGCACAAACCCTGTGGTTAAAAAATTACCGTCAGATTTGTTGATATGGTCCACTTGCGCTCTGTCGCCTCGTCGGGGCTCCGGCTGAATCCCTGCCTCCCGTTCATCGTCGTTAAATGCTATAGTAGTCGCTGTGAGCGTTACAGAATGAGTCTGAGTCAATACTACCAGCTCGCCTGATGCTTCCTGTGTCAGCGTTTCGGCTATATCAAGAGTAATCGTGTTGGGCGTGACTGATTCAACTCCATACGTTCCGTCGTTGCTGAGAGAGCCGGATATAGTTATGGAATCGTTGGCGTCTATGCCTAACACGACAAAGCTCTCGGTCACGTCTGTTATAGTGTCATTGGATCCAGTGTCATTGAATACCAGAGATGTGGTCTGAATGGTCGAAGTATCCCTATTCTGCGTCAGCGTAACACTGGCTCCAGAATCCTCATCAGTGAGCCCGTTTGATGCTGTCAACGTTATGACGCGCCCGGCGACCGACTGGACTGCATATTTTCCGTCGTTCTTGTTAGAGCCTGATATAGTAACAGGATCGTCGGTGTTGAATCCCTGGACAAGGAAGCCGCCTTGAGCTGCAAAGCCGGCCAGATTCAGGAAGATGCGGTCTGGGTTGTCGTTGGCGAAGCCGATCCCGCGACTGCCTATGATTGACTTTGGGTTGTAATTTGCATCAGGGTCGTGGCCGTAGTATATGTTCATCACGTTTCTGACGGTGCTTTTGTCTATATCTATATCTATGTCTATGGAGTTGTCCAGGTCGAATGTCTCGTCACCAGCGCCGGCCACGTAAGGCGGCTCGAACATAGTGAACTGAAAAAAGCCTTCTGCATCTACCCAGATGAATGAGTTTGTGAGATCTCCGATTCTTAGAAGCGCGTTCTGGATAGTCATCCCAGGGAATCGCGCGCGCACCTCATAACTATGAGCTGTACAGCGGTCAAACCATGCCTGCCAGCTCGTGAAGTTTATATCGATATTGTCTGTGCTGAATGTGGAATCCAACCCTCCCCAGGCGGTCAGAATATTGAATACGATTGTCGCCGGGTTGAAAGGATCACGCTGTGTGTAGTAATCGGCGGGAGCTTGACCAGACCCGATCCGGTTCTCCAACATAGGAGCCATCTTGTCTCTGATACTCAGCGTTATAGTAGCCCCGTTATATGACACTTCCTCAACTGTCCCGGTCATGAGATATAAATAGCCTAAAGTGCCATCGAAATAAAAACCCAGATGACACGGCTTCCCCAGACTGTTGATCCTGTCAGCAATGAAGAAGTTGAATACTGGTTCCGATAGGATAGTCACCAACGCGGACGCTCCCTCAACAGATAGGCTATCGCTTGCGTTGAGAGTGAGTGTGCCAGCGGCTACCGTGACCACTGTGTATGTCCCATCGTTGCTGGTGGAACCTGACACAGTAATCTTGTCGCCTGCCTGAAATCCAGCAGTGACAAAACCACTACCGCTATCTGTTATAGTGTCCGGGTCGCTATCAACGAAAGCAATCCCCACGCCATCGATGCGCGCCCTGGGAGTGTTGGAGAGGGTAATAGTAGCAGCTCCAGCCACAATGTCACCGCCCCTGGAGATGATAGGAGCATCCATCACAAAGTCATCGTAGATAGTGCCGTCGTATACAAAGCGGAAGATAGGCTCGTTAAACTCCGCCGCTATCTTTGTGGCGAATGCTGCCGTCCCTGGCACAGCGTCAAACAGCGCAGTGTCGAACTGGTCAAAGTCAAATCCTGCTTTCAGTTCTGGCATGATTAGACCTCCACTATGACGAGCGTGCCGGCGTAGACGTCAAAGTCTTTGAGATGGAATAACTGGAGAGGAAAGATCGGATTCATGAGCTTTACTGTGAAAGTCGTTCCAGGAGCGCCATCCAGATCCGGCGTCCAGGTCAACTCTGTTTTGGAATCCCACCAGGTGAAGAGCTGATCTCTGTCGGCTTGGGAAACATTCACCAATGGGGAGTCGTCCAGTCGTTTCTGATGCCATTTATGGACGAATCGCTTTCCGCTGATGGTAACGTTCACAGCCTCACGCCGGGCATATGGCGTCGCAAAGCCCAGGATGGGTGAGAAATTAACGGTGTTGCCGCCGTCTGTTAGGCGCATGTTTCCAGCCATGTGAATCCTTTACATCGTCTGTGCGATCACTCCCCGGCGCTGTAGTCGTCTTCTTGCCGGAGTAAACTGTCTCTGTATAGCTCTCTCAACCCGCGCCGGGCTCATGTGTTCAATATCTGCGTTAGGGAATATTACGTTCACGCCAGGAGCCATCTGTGATGGAGCGCCGAGTGCAGGCGGTGCAATTACCGGCGGCGGAGGTGTAACTTGCTGATTGGCTGCCGCAGTGGTTCCTTGCCCACGCAAGCCCTGCACCAGACTAAAGAGTTGATCGAATGCCTCATCAACAGCTATCTCCGCGAGCTTCCTGGTGGCTATATTGGCCATATCTGTCCAGAACCTTGTCCAGAGGCTTTTCGTCCGCCCACCTAAAAGATCGGCAAACATATTGGTGAACGATGATCGGAAGTCGCTGGTGAAATCATTGAAGTCGCTCCGCATCTCAACTAAACGCCGGGCTTCTAACTTTGCCAGCTTCTTTGATTCTCGCGCTGCTGCTTTCCTTGCCGCTAGTAATCGGTTCAGGGCTGCTATAGTCTTGTCAGCACTGTCTTGAGCAGCCTTGCCGAAGAACTCTGCGTTAGCTGCACTTAGGTCAGCGAATACTTGAACTATGGAATCCAGCGCCGGAGCTTCTTTCTTGATCTTCTTCAGGGATTCTTCTAGCTCCTCCAATGCTGCCACCGTCTTGTTGACACTATCCGATATGTCTTTATCAGCAAATGCCTGTAACTGCTTGCTAATGTCAGAGAACGCGGTGGCCAGACTCTCAAGCTTCACGCCCTTGCCGATATTGTTCAGGGTCTTTGCTGCCTCTTTCGCTGGTTCAGCTATTTTCTCCGGTATCTGGCTCGTTATGGAATCCAACGCAGCCAGTATCTCTTCTAATGAGCCGCTAAGAGCTTTGGGTATAGTTGCGAATTCTTCAATCCCTATCTTTGCAGCATTCTTGAAAGCCTTATCGAATTCTTCCTCAAAGTTTTTCGCTGCTTTGTTGTTGGCTTCTTGATTCGCATTGATAATGTCAACCAGGAATCTCTCGAATGTCGTTTGTGAGATAAGTCCTGTTTTCCGTAAAAGTTCATTGGTAATTATATTCAAGCCGGCAGCAATATCTCGGAAGCGCGCTTTTGCAGCCTTCTCCAATGGCTTGAATATCAACGGAGCGACGGCAGATACGATCCGCAACATGCTTTTCAGCATCTTCCCTGTCAAGTCTACAGCAATCCGAGCTACTCGTTGGAATACCTCAGACACATCATCCTGGTATAGCTTCCAGACTGGGATAATTTTTGTGATGCTTTCTATTATCTTGGTGAGGGTCTGTAACGTGGTAGACGTGGCGGCTAACATCGTCCTGCCAATCTCACCCTTCAGCAACTCAAAGCTGATGCCTATGTTCTCTATGTCATTGGCGACGCCCCCGGCGGCTGTTGGCAACTTCTCCAGCTCGATGATCATGGTCTCTAGCAGTTCTTTCCCGCTGATGCTTAACTCTTCGATGGGCTTGTTGTTGAACGCCCTTCTGAGAAGCGGCCCGATCTGCGGAACGGTTTCCCGGAGGATCCTCAGCTCCTGCCCAAACCCGCTGGATTTTGTCACCAACTGCGTGAGCTGGAGGTTTACCCGCTGGAGTTCCGGGACTCCGCGACCAACAGTCACCAGGGCATTGCCAAAGGCTTTTAACGACCGCTCTGCCAGCGATGCGCTAACCTCTGCCGCCTGGAGATTGATAGAGCCTTCTATAGCAGCTCTGAACGAAAGTCCTGGAAGTTCTGCCACTTTCCTCAGCCGGATAAATTGACGTGTGGCATTTGCAGCTCCACCAGACACGGCACTCAAGCCACGGAATAGTTTGTCATAGCTGGCCGCCGTCTTGATAGCTTCCACACCCGCGCCAATTATAGCCCGCGTCAGCTTTACAGCGATAATGGCGGCAGCAGCGGCAGCGGCTACGCCAATAGCAACCAGGCCCACGGCGATTGTCTTCAGGTTTTTCGTTGCACTCTTGGCAAACCCGCTCATCTCCAGCTTTGCGCCTTTGATAGTCTTGCTAAATCTGCCTTTATCGCCTCGTATCACTACGAAAGCTTCAGCTATTTTCTTCCCGAATGCCATGCTCTACCTCAGTGGTGGTTTCAGGCCCAACAGTTCTGCCTCTTCTAATACTGCGTCAATATCTACCCCTTTGTCTTCTTCTTCATCTGCATCAATTCCGCTGAGTTCTGGTATAAGCTGGTAATAGTTCCGCGCCTGCCGTTTGGTGAGGTTATCAATATCGTCAGGAGACCAATGATAAAAGATAGCCAACTGGCCTTTTACGTGCCACCAGGTGACTGCATTTCCGTCGGAGTCGCCAGAGCCACCGCTATAGGGTTTTCCTCACCACCGTCGCCTTCCTCTTCTGGAGGATTCGCATCGCTGATATTTTCCACAAGCTCCGCGATCTCTGCGAAGTTCTCCATATCGACCAGCTCGTTAAAATACTGTCGAGTCATCCCTGGATTGTGCCTTAACGCCAAAAACACCACTAACCCCTGAGCGTCAATAGCTTGTATCTGCTCGCCTAATTCTTCAGGTTCCAGTGGTGTTTTCAGTATCTTCATGGTCATGGCGTCAACAGCATCAGGATCAGAGCCTTCCGCAACTTCCCTGTATTGCTTTGCCAGTTTCGACTTGATGAAATTTTCTATCTCTCCGTATTCTTTCAGCTTCAGTTCGCGGGCGGTATATATCTGCCCCTTGATCTCTACTTCTATCTCTCGGCGTATTGTGTCGCCTGCGGTCGTTCCCTGTTGTAACATCGTTATATCTCCCTTGATTCGTTTAT